ACTTTCAAATGGTAAAAACAACGTATTAAAATTAGTTGGAACAATTGGAGGAGCAGTTAACGTAGTTGTTCCTGATTCAATTGAAAAAACTTATATCATCGATAACGCAACAACAGGTGCATACACTGTAACTGTTAAAACTTCTTCAGGAACTGGTGTTACTTGGGCAGCAGCTGACAAAGGAACTAAAGTAGTTTATTCAGATGGAACAAACGTTGTTGACACAAATTTAACAGATTTATCATCAGACTTCTCACCACAACTTTCAGCAGATTTAGATTGTAATGGTCAAGACATCATTATGGATAGTTCAAACTCTATTCAAGATGATTCAAACAATGAATACATTAAAATGGCAAAAACTGGATCAGCAGTTAATGAATTTACAGTTACTAACGCAGCAACTGGTAATGCCCCTAATTTATCTGCAACTGGTGACGATACAAATATAGATTTAAATTTAACACCTAAAGGTTATGGAAGAGCAACTTTTAATGGCCAAGGTAAAATTCAAAGTGTTGCAGAAAAAGTTACAACAGCAGCTACAGCAGCTACAGGGACAATTAACTACGATGTGCTTACACAAGCAGTTTTAAATTTTACTTCAGACGCTGCAGCTAACTGGACATTAAACATCAGAGGAGACGGATCGAACACTCTTGATAATATAATGGATACAGGTGAATCAGTAACTATTGCACACATTGTAAAACAAGGTTCAACACCATATTACAATTCAGCAGTGCAGATTGATGGATCATCAGTAACTCCTGAATATCAAGGAGGATCTGCGCCAACATCTGGTAATGCAAGTTCATTAGATGTTTATTCATATACTATTATAAAAACTGGTTCAGCTACATTTACAGTGTTAGCTTCTCAAACACAGTTTGCATAATAAATTAGGAGGAGAAAGATTATGCCACTATTAGGAAGTTTCGGAGCATCAGCATCAAGAGGATTTGGACTTACAGCTGGATCAAAAAATATAATACCTTTTGGTTATCTAATTATTGCTGGCGGCGGCGGTAGCGGAAATAACTACGGCGGCGGCGGAGGCGGCGGAGGAATGAGAGAATTCTCTATACCTCAAGGTCAAGATGTTGAAACAGGAACTTACACAATTACAGTTGGAGCAGGAGGTTCAGGACCTGCATCCCCATCTCCAATTGGAGACGGAGCAGACGGAAATGATTCATCAGTATTTACAGGTTCATCATTTGAAGTTGCTGCTACAGGCGGTGGCGGAGGTGGAAGTCAAGAAAGTCCACTAGGAAGAACAGGCGGAGCTGGTGGCGGTGGTGGCCCAGGAGGTTATTATCCAATGGCTGGTACTGGCGGAGCAGGGAACGCTGGAAGTTATTCTCCCCCTGAAGGAGCTAATGGTGGTACAACACCATCAACATTAGATCCACCTTCTTATGGAGCTGCCGGTGGCGGTGGCGGAGGAAACTCTGGATCAATAGGAAACGTTGCTAATGGTGGAGGACCAGGAGGACCTGGAACTGCAACTACATTTATTTCACCAAGTTCACAAACATTCTCTGGTGGAGGCGGAGGTGGTTATGGAAATGCACCTGGCGGATCGTCTGGAGGATCAGGCGGTGGAGCACCATCGGGATCTGCAGCTTCAGCAAATACTGGAGGAGGCGGCGGAGGCGGAGGCCCCGTTCAAGGAGTTACAAGACACAACGGTGGTTCTGGAAGAGTTCATTTAAGATGTCCTACTGCTTTAGCACCTCTTGTTACAGTTAGCCCTGAAGGTTCAAAAACAGCCTCTCAAGATGGAAGTTGTATTATAACGTTCTTAGCTACTGGTACTTTAACTATTGAATAAAGTTTTATTTATCTGTATAATGTAGCAATACATTATGAAAGATATTAGAGTAAAACAGACTAATTTAATTTTAGAAAAAAAAGTAGAAAAAGATATATTCTATAATGAAGCTATATTAGAAAATATAGATACAAAATCACTTATTAAAGATATAGAAATTGGAATTAGTTCTAATGATAATATGAACTATAAAACAAATGTCCATGGTAAAATGACATCTTGGACATATTTTAATAATAATGAACATATTAATGAAATTATATCTAAATGTTTAGACCTTTTTAAATTAGATTCTAAAATCCCTAATTCTTATTTAGCGGAATCATGGGGTATAAAAATGTCTAAAAACTCTTTTACAAAAGAACATGATCATGCAGCTTGCACTATGTCAGGTGTGCTTTATTTAAATACTGTAAAAAATTATTTTTTAGATTTTCCAGAATTAAATTATAGAACTGAAATTATAAAAAATAAAATTGTAATATTTCATCCTTGGTTATTACACAAAACTTCTAGATTATTTAATATTACAAAATACGCTGTAGCGTTTAATTTTAAAAAAAATAAGAATTGGTAATGACTAAAATAGGTTGGGTTCCATTTAAAAAAAGTTATTCTGATAAGTATCATCTTATTGAATCCTTAGAAAGAATGATAAAAGAACCTGAAAAAATTTTAGATTTTTACAAAAAAACCAAAAGTATGTTTAAACAGTGTCCTTCTAATTTTAATTTTTTAAAAAATTTTTATGTTATTAAATCTCCATTTGACGTTGAAATTAAATATTTTAGAGAAGAAAAAAGAATTTGGGTAAGTCAAAAACAAGGTTTTGTAAATCATATGGTTGACCCTAGATTTGGACAATACACCGATACAGATAAAGCTTTATGCTCTGTTTTGGTTTCTTATATGTTCGTTGCAGATGAACCTGTGTGGTTAGAAGTTTATCCTCCTTTCTTACATGGTGAGGTAAAGAATACTAGATTTATTAGTGGAACTTTTGATATTCATAGTTGGCAAAGACCTGTAGATTTTACCTTTGAAATATTAAACGATAAAAAATCAATTAAAATAAAAGAAAACCAGCCTTTATATTACGTTAGATTTGTAAGTAAAAAGCTTAATGATGACTTTAACTTAATAAGATTAAAATGGACAGAGGAGTTGTTTAAAGCACATGCAACCTCTCAACCACAAAATTATTTTGTTAATGTGGCTTGGAAATTAATGAAACTAGGTAATAAGTTAAGACCTAAAAAATTTATAAAATAATGTTAGATTATATAAAAGGAACACATAAAGATGCTGGTATTAAATATGAAAACTATAATGATATTTTAATTACACCTTTATTTAAAAAGTCTTTTTGTAAAGAGCTTTGTAATATCGGAGATAAATATACAAATAAATTTTATCATTGGCATCAATCAAATAAAGAAAGAAGTAAAGATTCTACATTGTATTTTAATATATTAAGATTTAGATATTTTGCTGGTCAAAAATTTTTTGAAGATTTTACACTGCATTATTCTAAAACTATTTTACCTATGATAAAAAAAGAATGGATAGGAACTAAACTTGTAGGTTGGTTTGATCCGTTTATTGTTAGGTATGATGGTAATAAAAAAGAAGAACTTACAATACATAATGATCTTAGTCATATAACAATGGTAGTTAAATTAAATGATAGCTTTGAAGGAGGGGTATTAGAATTACCTAGACAAAAATTTAATAATAAAAAAATACCAGTGGGTCATGCCTTGATATGGCCTAGTCAAGTTACACATCCTCATTTAGTAACACCTGTTACAAAAGGTGTTAAATATTCTATGACAAGTTGGACATGGCCTTCATTTTGGAATCAAGATGGAATTATATATAACGATAATATTCACGGTATTAAATAATGCTTTTTAGAAATAAATATTGGTATTGGAAAAAAGAATTATCACCTAAAATGTGTGATGATATAATTAAATTAGGCTTATCTAAAAAACATAAACAAGCTACTGTTTTTAATAATAAATTAAAAACTAATAAACTAAAAAAAATAAGAAACTCCGATGTTGTTTTTTTAGATGATCCTTGGTTATTTCAATTAGTTTTTCATTATGTAAATGGAGCTAACAAAAATGCTGATTGGAATTTTGATATAGATTACACAGAAAATATGCAGTTTACAGTTTATAAAGAAAATCAACATTACGACTGGCATTGTGATTCTTTAGATGATCCATATGATTGTCCTAAAGATGTTAACAGACATGGAAAAATAAGAAAACTATCAATGTCTATTTCTTTAACCGACCCTAAAAAATATAAAGGAGGAGATTTTGAATTTGATTTTAGACAGCATGAAAATATTAAAAAACATAATTTTTTAAAAGCAAAAGAACTTAAACCCAGAGGGAGTATTATAGTATTTCCTTCTTATACATGGCACAGAGTTTTACCTGTAACATCGGGTACAAGATATTCTTTAGTTGCTTGGGTATGTGGAAAGCCTTTTAAATAATGATTTACCATTCTGTATTCCCCACATTAATTAGCGAAACACCTAATTTTATAACTGATAATGAATTAAAAAAAATAAAAGATGTAATACAAAAAAATATTAAACATTTAAAACATCATGAAACATTTGGTCAAAATGATATTTTCAACGGTAATGCTAAATCAAGTCATGAAAATGATAGTAATTTTTTAGAATTAATTCCATTTCTAAAAGATAGAGTATATGCAGCTACTAAAGAATATGTAAAACAATCAGGGTTTAAAGTATCTAATGAAATAGGTAATTCTTGGTTTAATATACAAAAAAAAGATAGTTGGCTAGATAAACATACTCATCCGGGCTCTATAATTTCAGGAGCGTTATTTATTAAAACTGATTCAAAAAGTAGTAAATTATTTTTTTATAATCCTAACCCAATGATTAATTTTACCTCAATAAATGTGCGTAATAATTATAATTATGAATGGATTTATTTTACACCTAAACCTAAGACTTTAATATTATTTCCATCTTGGTTACAACATGGATCTAATAATACTTTAAATAAAAGTTCACAAAGAATAGTCGTTTCATTTAATTACCTATGATTAAAATTATTGATAATTTTTTAGATAAAGAAGATTTTGAAAGAATATATAATGTATTTGATGCAGATAATTTTCCTTGGTATTATTGCAATTGGGTAAATGGTAAAGAAGATAATCCAAATCATTTTCAATTTATTCATCTTTTCTACGATAAAATAGTTAATTCAAATCATTTTAAAATACTTGAACCTTTAATTGTGAAACTTGAAATGACTTCTATTTGTAGGATAAAAGCTAATTTATTATTAAAAACAGATACACCAGTTGTTCATGGTTATCATACAGACTTTGATTGGAAATATAAATGGTGGTCAGCTATATATTATGTCAATTCAAGTAATGGAAGGACTATCTTTAAAAAAAATAAAAAAAGTGTATATTGTAAGGCAAACAGGTTAGTTTTATTTGATGGTAGACTACCTCATTGTAGTGTTACCTCTACTAATACCAAAAAAAGAATGGTGATAAATTTAAATTTTTTTAATAAACAATTGGAGGATTAATGTCATTTAAAAAAGATAAATATAAAATAATAAAAAAAGCTATTGATAAAAAACTTTGTAAATTTCTTTTTGATTATTTTTTAAATAGAAGATATTTAACTTATATATTATTTAATCATAAATATATAAATCCAAGTGAAACAATGTTAGGAGCTTTTGGTGATGGTCAAGTGCCCGAAACATTTAGCATATATTCTGACATCGTATTTGAAACTTTGCTTCAAGATATTAAACCTATGATGGAAAAAGAAACTGAAATGAAATTATATCCTAATTATTCTTACGCAAGATTATATAAAAAAGGAGATGTTTTAAAAAGACACAAAGATAGAATGGCCTGTGATATATCCACAACTTTAAATTTAGGAGGTCAACCATGGCCTATTTATTTAGATCCTACAGGAAAAGAAGGTAAAAAAGGAGTTAAAATAGATTTGAATCCGGGGGATATGTTGATATACAGAGGGTGTGATTTAGAACATTGGAGAGAACCTTTTAAGGGGGACGACTGTGCACAAGTCTTTTTACACTATAATAAAAAGAGTAAAAATGCTGTAAAATTTGATGGTAGACCTATGTTGGGTCTTCCTGTTTATTTTAAAGGAAAAAAATAATTTACAACAATTAATTAATAATATATAAGGAGAGCTATTATGGCACATTTTGCAAGAATACAGAAACAACCTAATCCACACACTGGAGAATTAGAGTGGCGAGTACAAGAGTGTATTGTCATTTCTAATGATGTACCAACTTCAAATGGTCCTTTAGGAGAAAACGATATGCATGTAGATGGAGAAACATATGTAAAAAATCTATACAAACATATGTATTCTGAGGAACAAAATGTATGGAAACAATATTCATACAATCACAGTTTTAGAAATCAATGCGCAGGTCGTGGAGGAGTTTATCTAGAAACTGCTGATAGATTTATAGATGGACAACCTTATGCTTCATGGCATTTAAGTAATGAAGATTTTACTTGGAAAGCACCAGTGGCTTATCCATCAATTACAGAATATGATAACCCTTTAGCAGGGCAAGATATAACAAATGACGCTGGAGAAGTTGACGGCACACAACCTGCTCGAGTCCCTTATTACATTAAATGGAAGGAAGACGAGCAAAAATGGTACGGAAACGCTTCTCATTTAAATGTTAATGAAGATACTCACGTTTGGAACGCTGATACACTGGCGTGGGATGAAGTATAAGCCAGTTGAAATCATAACATAATTCTGTTAAAATTATATAAACCCTATATAATACTAGGCTTATGTTACAGAAACTTAATTTTAAACCCGGTTTTAACAAACAAGCAACAGACTCAGGAGCTGAAGGCCAATGGGTAGATGGAGATTTTGTAAGATTTAGATATGGACTGCCTGAAAAAATAGGTGGTTGGACGCAGCTTACAGATGCTCAAGAAACATTACCAGGAGCAGCTAGAGCTCAACATGCTTTTACTAGTTTTAATGGTGAGAAATATGTAGCCATTGGAACATCTCAAGGATTATTTCTATATTACGAAGGAGCTTTTTTTGACATTAGTCCTTTAGCAACAGCTATTACTGGAGCTACCTTTGATACTTTCTCAAGTCAAAATAATGTAACTGTTAACAAAACAGGGCATGGATTATCCAAAGGAAGATATGTAACCTTTACATCTGTAACTCCACCTACAGGATATGTGGCATCAGATTTTACTGAAGGTGCTTTTGAAGTATTAACTGTGCCCAATGCAAATACTTTTACTATTCAAATGAGAGTTAATGCAAGTGGAGCCGCATCAGCTTCTGGATCAGCTAGTATTAATCCTTACGAAGAAGTAGGACCTACTTTTCAAACAGCTGGTTATGGTTGGAGTACATATTTATGGGGAGACTCTACATGGGGCACGGCTAGAACTGTAAGTGACGTGATTCTGGATCCAGGCAACTGGAGCCTAGATAACTTTGGAGAAGTGTTAGTTGCAACTATATTTAATGGTAAAACTTTTACTTGGAATGCAGGGGCTGCTGTACCTAGAGCAATCAGAGCTTCTCAAACTACAACTAATTTTAACACAACAAACAATCCAAGCCAATCAAGATTAACTTTGGTATCTGATCGAGACAGACATTTATTTCATTTTGGAACTGAAACAACCATTGGAGACTCTACTACACAAGATCCGATGTTTGTAAGATTTTCTAATCAAGAAGATTTAAATACTTATTCACCGACAGCTACTAATACTGCAGGGTCTTTTAGATTAGATACAGGAAACAAAATTGTAGCTGCTATACAAGGTAAAGATTATGTCTTTGTAATAACAGATCAGGCTGCTTATGTTATTCAATTTGTGGGTCCACCCTTTACTTTTAGTGTTAGACAAGTTGGTACAAACTGTGGATGTATAGGACCAAAAGCTGTGTCATATGCAAACGGAGCTGTGTGGTGGATGTCTGCTGAAGGAGGATTTTTTGTATTCGATGGTACAGTAAAATCATTACCGTGCCTGGTTGAAGACTTTGTATTTAGCACAGATGGAGATAATTTAGGTGTCAACTATGATGCAAGTGAAATAATTTATTCTTCACCAAATGCTTTGTTTACAGAAATTAATTGGTTCTACCCTAAATCAGGGTCTACACAAATTGACAGATGTGTAACGTATAATTACTCAGAAAATGTTTTTACAACTTCTTCTTTAGATAGATCAAGTTATCAAGACCAAGGGGTATATAATTTACCTTATGCAACTGATTATAATTCAACAGCAACACCAGTTTTTTCTGAGATATCAGGCATAACTAATACATATGGATCTTCTATTTATTATGCTCATGAGTTAGGAGACGATCAGGTTAATAGTTCGGGCACTACATCTATTGATGCTTTTATTAAATCTGGAGACTGGGATATTACATCTAGAAGAAGTCCACTGGGACAAATGACAGGTGTGGCTGACTATAGAGGTGATGGAGAATTTTTTATGTCAGTAAAACGATTTATACCTGATTTTAAATTTTTACGTGGTAATTCTACAGTTACGTTATTTTTAAATGACTACCCAGATAACACAGCTGTAAGCTCTCCATTAGGTCCCTTTACAATAACAGCAACCACTGATAAGATAGATACACGAGCTAGAGGTCGATTAGTGGCTATTCAGATAGCTAATACATCTACAGGTGAATCTTGGAGATACGGCACCTTTAGACTTGATGCACAACCGGATGGAAGAAGATAATGATAGATAAAGGTTTAAGAGTTAGAAAAGGATTTTTTTCAGCAGGTCAAGCTCAAGGAGATGACATATCTCCTGGAACATCTACATCAGGAGGACAAAGAGGTGGATTTTCTGATGCTAGAGACAAAGCAATGGGCTTACAAGGAAAAACTGGTAGGGTAGATAAATCTTTAACCACTGGTGGAGGTTTTGACAAAGTAGACAGAAGTAAAGTTAGTCAATTTTCTCAATACGGAAAAAATCGTATGGCTCAAAGTCTTAATCCAAATTTAAGGTTTGATCCTAGAAGTGGAACTATGAAAAATAGATTTGCGCCAAGCATGATATTTGGTGGGCTCTTATCTTTAATAACGGGTATACCAGGTGTAGGTTTAGCTTTAGGAGGATTAAAAACAGGTTTAGGTTTTTTAGGAGATAAACTTCAAGACCTTAGAGGTTATAATGAAGATGGCTCTCCAAGAACTCAAGCAGAGTATGAAGCAGCTAGACAACAAAGACAATTACAAAATCGACTAGATAATTTATATGACAGAAAATCTAAAGGAAAAAGTTTTAGTCAAACGAATATTGATATGTTAGAAGCAATGGGGCTTCAACCAAGCACAGCACAAAACGTTTTAACAGGTAGAGATTTAAAAGGATTTACGGAAAGTAGAATGGGATTAACTAACCCTGACGTTATTGAAACATTTGCTAATCCTATTGCACCAATGGGTGTTAATGTACCCAGCACAGGTATTCAAACTATTGATGTTAACTTACCTGGAAACGATTTAATGGCTTTTGCCCCAAACAGTAAATTAGATCGAACACTTAAAAATCTTTATTCAGGATATGAAAATTTAGGTATTCAAAGTCCTCAAATGATAGAGTTAATGAAACAAGATTTACTAGAAAATAAAGAAAAAGGAACGCCTCTTTCTTTACCAGCAGATGCATATACGTTAGTAGGATAATGGCAAAAGTTACAAACTATATACCTGAACCAAAACCTGAGTATGATGTAGAAAATCAAAGACAGATATTAGAGTCTTTAAATACTTTACAACAACAGCTTAATTTTTCTTTTCAACAAGATTTAAAAAACGAACAGGATGCATTTAACTATTTCTTATCATGAGTATATTTTATAAAAATCAAGGTTTTAAACAAGTTGATACAGCTAAAGCTACCGTGCTTACTTGCCCCACTGATGGTGCAATTATAGTTAAAAGTATATATTGTGCTAATAATGATGCATCTTCCTCTATCGTGGTAAATATGAACTTTGTTGATTCTTCTGATTCCAATACTGAATATGAATTTTTTCGAGATGATGTGCCCGGTAAGTCACAAGTAAATGCAACACCACAAGGCTTGAATTTAGAAGCAGGAGATGCTATAACTGTGCAAGCAGCTACAGGCAGTAATAAAATACAAGGCCTGATAAGTTATGCTTTAATAAACAGAGAGAATGAAAACGGATAATGTATATAAAATAGATTGCACTACGATAACTACGTGGCGTAATACTAAAACTGGTGAAACGTTTAAAGAAAAGAAAGAAGGACCTGACATAGTACAAGATGTAACTGTACAGGTATCTCCGAAAGGTTTAGATATGATACAGAAAGCGATGAATAATAATGACAATAAACCAAAATCCTAGAGGTGGAACAGAATTACAATTCGACTATTTAACAAGATATGTCGATTCAAAATTATTAGATGAAGTACAGATATGTACATCTGTGCCTGAAAAGATTCCCCTACATCCTACAAAAGTAAATATTCTATGGCAAAAAAATTCTTACGATCAAGGTAACTTATATCACTGGTTTAAAAATAAATCTAATCACAACAAATACGATTGGTATGTGTTTAATAGTCATTGGAACTACGAACATTTTAGAGACCACTTTGATATACCTACACATAAATCAGTAGTTATTAAAAACGGTATAGATAAAATACAAAAATCTAAACCGTATGAACAAAATCAGCCTATAAAAATTATACATCAAAATACACCTTGGAGAGGATTATCTGTTTTGTTAGGAGCTATGCAGTTAGTAAAAAATCCATTAGTAACATTAGATGTTTACTCTTCTTGTGAAATATATGGTAAAGATTTTTATGATCAAAACGATCACAACTATAAAGAATTATATAAACAAGCAGAGCAATTACCCAACGTTAACTATATAGGATATAAACCTAATAGTTATATAAAAGATAATTTACATAAATATCATATGTATGTTTATCCAAGTATATTTGAAGAAACGTCTTGTATATCTTTGTTAGAATGTATGGCTGCAGGGTTGTATTGTATTACAACTAATTATGGCGCTTTATTTGAAACAGGTGCTGAGTTTCCTATGTATGTACCCTATGAAGATAATAGAAGACTACTCGCTCAAAAATTTGCATTTGGCATAGACGCTGCCGCTGAAAGTTTACACAGAGAAGAAATACATAATCATTTAGAATGTCAATCTGCATATGCTCAAGTATATTACGGTTGGAATAAAATAGGCACGTCTTGGAAAAGATTTTTGGAAGGAGCGGTAAATGCAAAAAAGTAATAAAGCGCAAGGCGCAAACAATGAGCCCATTTGGTTTACTAAAACAGATCCGACTAAAACAGTAGCACAAAACCCTGATACTTATCAAACAATTAAAAACAATAAAGTAAACGGAGAAGGAGTTACAGAAATAAATATTGGTATGTTTTCTCCATATAAGATTATGGTATGCACACCTGTGCATAGCGACGTATCTATGCACTACTGTCAAGCTGTATTAAAGTTTCAACAAGATTGTATACAACGAAAAATATTATGTAGTTTTACTTTGATGAAATCCTCTTTAGTTACACAAGGTAGAAACTTGTGTGTAGCTGAAATGTTAAACCATGCAGATGGCTACACACATTTATTATTTATAGATTCAGATATTGACTTTCAATCAAAAACTATCTTTACAATGTTAGAAAAAAATAAAGATGTAATAAGCTGTCCATACCCCATGAAAACATTTGATTGGGATAAAGCATGGAAAAGAATGACAGAAAAACATAGAGCAGTCACTAATCAAGATGACTTAGCTAAAGCTGGTTATACCTTTCCTTTAAAACTAGAAGACCCTCAAAAAGTACAAGTAGAAGATGGAGTAGCAGAAGTAACACATGCTCCCACTGGCTGTATGTTGATTAAAAGAGAAGTTATAGAAAAGATGATTAAAAAATACCCTGAACTAGAGATATATCAGCCAACGATAATTAATGGTAAAAACGAAAAAAAAGACAATATGTTTAATCTGTTTGATACTATTCATGATCCTAAAACTAAGAGATACTTTGGTGAAGACTTTGGTTTCTGTCAAAGATGGTCAGATATGGGTGGTAAAATACACGTATATTTAAAAGATTATATTACACACGTTGGTGAGTATTCTTATTGTGGTAGATTTTGGGACGACTTGTATCAAGGAAGTCAACCTCTCAAAGGTATTGACGATAGCAAAAAAATCAAATAAAGTGTGATATTTCAGGATTAGTACGCCTGCCTTTCAAATATAAATGAGACAAAATTATGGCAATAACAGAAACTATACAAGCAAAAGAATTCACAGCAGGCGCACCAGACATAACATTAAAAGGTGATCTAAGACCTAATCAAATGATGGCTTCAGGGCCAGACATGACAGATTCAATAAATGAATTAGCACTAGAACTATTTGGTAAAGATTTAAGACTTTTAACAGAAGAAGAATTAGAGATATTAAGAGATGAAGCTGAAAGACTTACACAAAAGTATATGGCATCAGGAGGCAGGGCACAATACGGTTTAGGTAGTATTGTAAAGTCTATAGGTAAAGCTGTTAAAGGCGCTGTTAAAGGTGTAGCTAGCGGTGCTAAAAAATTTATTAAATCAGATCTAGGTAAAGCTGCTTTATTAGGTGCAGGTATCTATGGATTAGGTGGTGGCTTTGGTGGTGCTTTTAAGTTTGGTAATTTACCAGGTGCTAATTTAGTTTCTAGTGCATTTAGTTCTAAAGGCAAAGGCACGTTAGCTTCATTTGCAATAGGATCATTAGGATCAGCGGTATTATCAGCAGCCGAAGCAGGTGGATTAGATACTAGTGATCCAAACGCTGAAGTAGATTTAGAATCATTAACTGGTTATTTAACTCAAGGATATAAGAACTTAAATCCTAACGCTACAGACGAAGAAGTATTTCAGTTCGTACAAGAGAACACAGCAGAATATAGAGCTATGGGTGGTAGAATAGGATATGAAAACGGAATGTTAGTAGAGGACAAACCAAAAATATTCAAGGTAACGAGTGATAGAAAAATTCCTTCTTTCGAAGAATACATGAAAGAGCGAAGAGGTATAGAGCAAAAGATGAATATGGAACAACTCTATAAAGAATATTTAGAAGACCTACGTAGAAAAAAAGTAGCTGATCAAAAGACTATGGCAGCTACAGGTGGACGTATAGGTTATGCTATGGGCACTGATGACAAAGTAATAATGGCAGCAGGCATCGAGGGCCTACCCGTAAGACAAAATAAAGCTGGCGTAAAAGAGCTAGATTTAAGAGAAACAGGTGGATTTATTCAACCGGTTGGTATAAAAGAAAAAGCTGACGACATCCCTGCGATGCTTTCAAATAACGAATTTGTATTTACTGCTGATGCTGTAAGAGCAGCAGGTGGTGGAGATATTGATAAAGGTGCTCAACTTATGTATGACACCATGAAAAAATTAGAGAGTAAGGTAGTATAATGGCAACAGAAACAGTAACATCAACAACACGAGCCGCACCCTTTATAGAAGCTGCGGGTAAAACATATTTAGCTGATCTACAAAAAGCAATTGGTGGTTTTAAGACAGCCGATTTATCACAAGTTTATGGTCCACAATTTACAGCTGGTCTTGGTGCATTAACACAAGATGCAATTAGTAAAGCAGGTGGATTAGGTTCATTTCAACCATTCTTACAAACAGCAGCTGGTCTTGCTCCAAAAACAGGAGCTGAATTACAAAGTTTAGTTCAAGGTTTTAAATCGCCTTATCAACAAGATGTAATAGATGCAACGCTAGCAGAGTTTGATGTACAAGCAGCAAAAGGTTTACCTAGTATTGCAGCGAGTGCTGTATCAAGAGGTGTTCTTGGTGGTGGTAGAGAAGGTGTGCAAAGAGCTGAGTATCAAGCAACAAGCGACAGGAACCGAGCAGCATTACTCGCACAATTAAATCAACAAGGATTTAGTCAAGCGCAAACGGCTTTACAACAAGCTTTAACCAATCAACTAGGTTTAGCTAGAACAGCTCCACAGTTAGCTGGCCAAGAAGTTACTGGTTTAACTACACTAGGTGGATTACAACAAGCACAGGCACAAGCAGGTTTAACAGCTCAGCAGCAGTTAGCTCAGAGACAGTTAGAGCAACCGTTGACTGCAGCTCAACAATACGGATCTGGTGTAACACAATTGATAGCTGGTTATCCTGGTCAAGCAAGACAAGAACAAGTCGTAGTTCCAAGCACAGCTCAAACTGCTTTAAGTACGGGAGCTACATTAGCAGGAATATATAGGGCGTTTAGTTAATGAAAATTTTTAGAAGACCAATGTTTAGAAAAGGTGGTGAGGCCATGACAGGTATCATGGAAAACATTGCACCTAGACAAAGCTATGCAGAAAAAGGAAACGTTTACGATGAAGCAGATGCTATCATTACCGAAAGAATGGGTCCAGTTAAAAGAGGAGATCCACTAACAGATTTTTTATTAACGTATGGACCATCTTTAGCAAAAAGTGCCTTACCTGGTGGAACTATGAGAAACATAGTTGCTGCAACAGAAGGACCAGTTGCTAATCTTTTAGCTAACAGAAAAGCTTTAGAAGAGAGAGAAGAAGCTAGAAAGCTAGCAGGTATTCAGTTAGGTGAAAGCATGGCTGAAAGACAATTGAAAAAAGATATCGCTATGATGAAAGCTGAAGACTCTGTTAATTTACTTCCAACATTCTTAGACCTATACGAAGGTAATCTAACACTAGCTCAAAACAGAAACTCATATGAAAAGAGTGGATTACAGTCAAGAGCTAAACAAATTTTTGGTAAAAACTTTGCAGGGTTAGTCGGTGGTGACAGACATGGAGACATTGAGTCTAAAACTTTTAAAAATAAAAAGAACGTAGGTAAAGTATACTATGACATTGAAGATGCACAGTTTAAAAGAATTAGAAAAACACCAGACGGTTTTGGTGTAGAAATTATTGACATAAATACATTTAGTCCAGAGGCTGATGAAGCTGCAAAAGCTCCAGCAGAATCTTTTCCAGGAGAGTTCAGTGATAACCCAGCATATAGAAGACCACCAAAATCAGGATTTACTATCAAAGAAAAAGAAGCGTTTGATATAGACGATCCTTCAGCATAGGAGGATAAATGGCAGAAGAATTTCTACCACTAACACAAACAGAAAGAGACAACGATACATCATGGTATACGTCTGTAGCAGCAGGTATTGCGTCAGGTATAATTAAAGTACCTGAAGGAGTCTTTTCATTAGCAGCAGAACTTATTGATCTGGGTGCAGATACAAATCTTGCAGCAGATGTAGATCAATTTTTTGATAAATTAAATCCATTTGAAGAAGTAGCAGAAGAAAACGCATTAGGAAAACTTACGCAAGCATTAATTCAAGTAGGAGTTCCAGGTACAATAGGATTCAAAGCAGCTAATAAACTTGCAAGAAACATAACAGCAAGAGCAATTAAAGCTAAACGTACAAATGCTTTTGCGAGTTTTAAAAACAAAGCAGATAGAGCTAAGTTAAGTAGTGCTTTAGATAAAGCAAAAGAATTAAATCAAAAAGCAAAGTATCCAAGATTTGCTGTAGGTATTATGGGAGGTGCAGCAGGTGAAGCTTTTGTTGCTGATGTAGAAAAGATAGGAACGTTTGGAGATATGTTCGAAGGTGGTCCTACACAATTAGATCGAGACGAGGGTTATGGTAGAGAAGATGCTGCTAGAAGATTAGCTAATCGATTAAAGTTTGGAGCTGAGTCTATTGCATTTACACCTTTTGTTTATGGCGTTGGTAAGAGCGCCAAGCTTCTGGCATCAAGAGGCAAAGATCTAGCTTATAGCGATTCTAGATTTGCAAGATGGTTAGACAAATACGTTAGAGCTCCCTTCAGTCCTAGAGGAGGATTAACAGAAGAATTATTTGATGAAGAAAAAGTTAAACAAGCATTACAAGCTTCTGATCAAAACAGAGCTAAAGAAATTGTAGATAACATTACGAAAGAAGTAGATAGCTTTTATCCAGATGCAGAAAATCTTATTGGTAAAGCTGGTAAAGCAGAAAAAACAAAATTTTTAACAGGGCTCAACGAAGCTTTATTTAGTGGTAATATAAGAAAACCTTTAAACAAAGATGCACTAGATGATTTAATTGATCAGTTTGATAACTTAAATGTATCCGCAGAAAGCAAAGGTAATTTAATTGGTGGTATCAACAACGCTAGAGAAGAGTTTGTAAAACTAATCGATATACTAGATGCAAATGCTCAAGGAACTAAGTTAAACAAAGGTGTTTCTGATCTACAAACGTTATTAAAAGACAGAGTTTCTAACTGGATAGGTGGTACGTACAGAATATTTGAAGAACCAAGAAAAGGTTTCTTTACAGTCTTTAACAGATACACACCAACAGATGAAGCAAAAGAATCAGCCATAAGATTTTTTAGAGAACAGATAGCAAAGGAAGCTGGTGATACAGGTTTTGATGTAGCAACCAGTGATAAATATTTTAGAGAAGCTAAGGTACAAGTTGAAAGTTTGTTAAACGCTGTTCGAAACAAAGGTAAACCTAAAGCTCTTGGTTTTAACGATTACATAAATAAAACTATGGAGGGTAGACCAGGTTCA